CAGGCTGAAACGGGAGCCTTATCCGACCCGCCTCCAAGGAGCCGGGCCCCTCCCCTGAATCGCTGCAAGCTCTACACGATTATCTTCGCAGCCTTCTCGGGAAGGTATTGATCTAACCTCTTCTGACGGCCATTTGCCGATGGATTAGATCGATCCTCGCGTGCATTATTTCCACTAGAATTTCCTGACGAGCGCAACTCGCTAAGAACCGTCCCTACATCATGAGGGGGTTCGTACTGGAGCACTTCCAGGCGGGTTGTATTGAGATGGTAAGATCGACGGAGTTGAGCAAGGCGGATGTCCGGAAGCCGTAAGGCACGAGGCCAATGGGTACCAAGTCCCATAAGGATTTTCCGAATTCGTCTCGCTTGAGAATAGGCGGAAAGGTGTTTGGTCCTTTCGCCATACTCTGATCTCTTACCGAGAGTCCAGTCATGGTAGACCAGGTCTTGTACCAGTGATTCAAACTGGACACCTGTGGTCATGCCGGTCGAGATGTATCCTGGAGGGGTAATTTTGTTTAACCTCTTGGTGAGGTAATATCCGCTTTCCAGACGATCCTCGACTAAAGTTCTGGCTTTCTTCAGATAGTCTGAACGAGACATCTTGAAGATCTTTTAACGCCAGATAGGCTTATTGTTCACCTCTCGTGGTGTTCGCAAAGCCAAGACTGCGACTCCCTTTCTCACGCTGTTAGGCAAGGATCTTAGGAAACGATTCCGTCTTGCTTGAGCGGGTAGCTCAAGGCCTCCGAGAACACTAGGTACGTAGGGTAGTAGCCCTCTCTAGTACGCCCAGTTGACAATTCCTGGGTTGTTCCGGTAAAAGAGCGAAGAGATTAACTCTCTTTTGCTCGGGTGTAGGGCGATGACCGATGAGATTGCCGGTCCGATCACCTACCACCACGGAATCGTTGTATCACGATTTGAGACATCGTCGCGCCATTCAGGCTTACCGACAAGGGACTTAATTGGGAAGCACCCAACCCAGCCAGCGAACCGGGTCGTAGGAACTCTTCGTTGCCTCATGGTCGAGGACTTACTGCCTTTTAGACCGGGCTTCACCCCCTTCGCGAGGGCCGATCGCAACCGCCGTTCTGCGCGTTGTTCTCGGGCTTGTCGTTACCGTTTTGTCTCCGTGATACTGCTGGTCACCTCCAGCGGGGGGAATGACTCTTTGAACTCACGGGAAACGTGGTTCGTCACCCCCCATCTCACCCGGAAGATCTCCTCAGTGAAAATCCCGAACCTTTGCGATTCGTAATGCTTTCCCTGAGAGAACTTTCCTCCCATACGTCTTACGCGAGCGGCATAGGCTGCAGCGAACTTGGGAGACCAGATGCCAAGTAGATCATCTCCACAGATGGTGAAGGGCTACTGGTGTTGGTGAGCTAGATCCTTGATAAATCTAGTGGATGGCTAGGATGTAGGAGCATCGAGTGAAGAGCGACTACTTCCTACTGGTTGTTGGCCAAAGATCTAGTCGAGTGCAATTTGCTCGGGAGTCCTCTCTTCCCTTAATTGGGTGAGATGAGGGGGCTCTTGTTCGTTGCGCTCTCGATCAAGGTCTTCGGAGGCCATGACAACCCATAGTATGTGAAGTAGCGACAGCGTTGTCCAGCTGAGGGGGAGACCCATAAAGATTCCTCGTGTTGAGGTAATCTGCGTACCATTGGGGTACGTAATGAATTAGGGTCCCATCGACTGTAAGACGACGTTGAGTAGCTCAGGGTCAAGACCAATCGCCCTCCCAATACCCTTCCACAGGGACTAGGCGTGAGAGTGGGGTATCCTGTCTGTTGCCGCTGTTAAATCAGCTGACACCAGGGTCCTCTTTCCGAGGATCTCATCTTTGAACAGGACCTCCACGGCCTCTCGACGGTTCCCAAACAGGACATGACGTGTCCATGGAAGGCTCTTTAGGCGAGCAAAACAGGTCCTCCTGACCCAATGGAGCGAGGCCACCAGCGGAGCTGGCGACTCAGTCACGACACGCACCTTCGCGCCCCTTTCAGGTAGGGCGACCACTGCATGTGGTAGGAGACCCTTAGGCTTTCCTACGAGGTGTTCAACAGTGTCTTGGGTCGGGCATACAGGTCGATAGTGATCTGGGAGGTCACTCTCGTCCCTAATTTCGAGATTCCGGAGGAATTCCACCTCTCGGAGACAGTAACGCTTTTGTAGTTCGGAGACTACGAACTTCAGTTACTCGTCGGGGTTCGCCCCTATCTCCTTGAGCTCTTTTTAAAGAGACTCAGCCTCTCCTCGCGCTCCAGGTAGCTTGTAGTATGACTGGAACATGCGCTACAGCTACCTTTCCTAGCCGCCGTGAGACCTCGGCATCTCGAGACAGCCACCCTCTCCATTCGCGACTTCGTTGACGTCTTCAGAATAAGGTTGTGAGTCATCATGACTGAATCTGAAAATGTCATAACCGAACTGCTCGATTCTCTCTAAGAGCGAATCCGATTCGTCGACTGGGAGTGTACTGGTGTAGTCTTCCTGATGTTGCCTAAGAGCTTTCTCTACCATTCTACTTGTGCCCACTGGAAGGGCCCTTCCCAAGAAGGAGAACTAAAGTCGCTATTCGTCGGTCCGAAGGACATTGTCTAGCCACTTTAGTGGTTTAGGGTAGATGGCAGGCGTGCCATGGAACGCTGCTAGTCGAGCAGCATTGGCACTCGCCTTTAGGGAAGTTAAGAGGTCATCCGGCCCCCTAGTGAAAGTGATCATGCGAAGCCATGACACTGTCTCGTAATAGTGCTGAAGAGTACGGCGAGACCTTGGACTAGTCAGATCCAAGTTCAACTAGGGTAAGGAGGCATTAAGGGCAGTCGCAAGAGCTCTAAGAGAGAACTCAAGTACTGCTTGCCTCCTTCTACGTTCCGCTCGTTTGAATTGCACAGGCTTGAACCTGTAGCTGCGGAACGGCACGCCATTGACGTTATGAGGACTTCGTTTCTTGCCAAGGTCCCACATAAGTGGGATGTTGACAAGGGGGGTTGAAGTTCGTAGCGCGTCCAACGGGAAAAGAGGGAACCCTCTCTTTCCTGCCGGTGTATGGAACTTACTTCTGTGCA